CAAACAATGCCACACTGTATCAGTATCGTTGTCCTCATAATATTCTACATATCCGTATTTACAACAAGGACAATATGGCATTTCTGGCATGATACAATTATTCTTTATTTCTTGCTTATTCATCCTCACCACTCCAATCTAATTTTTGGCCACATTTCAAACAATAATTATGTGCTTCTTTTTCGCCAGTATACATAATTGTTGATAAGCAGTTAGGGCATACAAATGTGTTAAAATCTACATCCACTTCTTGAGGTTTACTTGGTGTCTGCTTCTCTAGTGCTGATATTGCAATTTTTATACTTTGAGTTGCATAATTGTTGTTATCCTCAATCATTTTATGGCTATTTTTTATTAGATAATCAATTGCTCTTTCTATATTATTCATATTTATCCCTCCATTTTGATTCCATGATTTTATTTATGTTTACCTCCCTTGTTGATAATACTATTATATCACTTTGAAGTTAACGTGTCAAGTACTTTTTGAAACTTTTTTTTAAAATTTTAGAACCAAGGGTCATAATCTTTCCATTTTTGTCACCTCCGTATTAAGTTGTTTGATGTATCTTTAACTTGTATTAAGTATAACACTTTGAAATTAACTTGTCAACATAAAAAAGTGCATAAAAACAGGGAAGTATTTCTACTCCCCTTTGTGCAGTTTTACTAATTACTTTCCACTATTACCAAATCCACCATTTCTAGCACCCTCTATATCCAATTCATCTACAATTTGAAAGTCTGGTATCAGTATAGGTACTATCACAATTTGTGCAATTCGGTCTCCTACCTCAATCTCATAGAAGTTTTCACTGGCATTTTCCACCATAACGCCTATATTATCTCGATATTTGGCGTCTATAACTCCTACACAATTTCTAGGTCGGATTCCATGCTTACTACCTAGTCCACTTCTAGCAAATATAAGTCCTACAGTACCCTCCTGTAGTTCCATTTGTATCCCTAAGTCAATGAATACACTCTCGTGTGGAGGTATCTGTACCCTTACTGGACTAAATAGGTCTGCTCCTGCGTCTGTTGGATTAGTTCTCTTTGGTAGTTTTGCGTTTTCTAATGTTAATCTTACATTCATCTATCTATCCTCCGTCTTTATAATATACACTTTGTGGTCGTTAAAACTTATCCTTGTTTCAATAAAGTACTCATTTGGGATTTCATTATCCAATACAACCTTAGCTACTAGAGATAGAAAGTCATCATCCATTGGTAAATCTGTTATCTCGGTACTTTTAGCAACCTTTTTTCCTAGTTCTATAAAGAATTCCTCAAATGATTTCTTAGTCTGAATACCTATTACATCCTTATAATCATTAACTCTTTTACATTCCTTAATAATAGCTATTGGATTATCACATTCCTCAATATCCCTTAATACAATACCATTTTTACGGTTCTCTGACACATACTTTTTACTCATATTTTCTTTCTCCTCCTAATTAAATTATCTTATTGTGATACAAATAATCTTGCACGTCTATAACTCTTTGATTACTACTACCTCTAAATTTTAATGTAATATCTCTTTTATCGTGTTCATATTGACCGTCTACCACCACATCACATAGTGTAAACAGTTCCCACATATATTTATCCTTACGTAATTCCTCAACCGTAAATCCAGTATATAACCAAAGAGTATTTCTTGGAATATGTAACTTAGGTATCACCTTTAATAGTTCTTTGGCAGAATACATAGGGTCTCCACCACTTATTACTAGTGCGTTTAAATAAGGTCTCTTATCCATTTCCTCGTTAATACTATTAATTAAAGAGTCTGTCAACTCTTGACCGTATTTAAAATTATGCGTTTCTTTGGAATGGCAACCGACACAATTATGTCGGCAACCACTCACAAACAGTACGGTTGATACTCCCTCTGCGTCTGTTATAGATTCAAAGTCAACCCCAGATATATACAAACTCATTCTTTATCCCCTCCAAAATCTGTGTAGGCACTATGTTTAACCCTTTCCTCAACCTCTGCCTGTTTTCCCACGTTAAAATTACGGTAGTCAGTGGTCAAATATCCAGTAACACGTCTTAATTGTTGTATATCTTGGCTCCCACACTGTGGACACTCGTTGTTAAACTCAGCTTGATAGCCACAATCTAGGCAAGTATCAATAGGAAAGTTGAAAGCTAAATAAGGAATATCTAACTCCTTAAAAGCATAGTCAATTATATCTTCGATTGCCTTGGTATTATTTACAAAGGTTGATTCCAATTCTACATACGTTATACATCCACCAGTAGGGTATTTGCAAAACGGTGCTTCAATTCTTAACTTGTCATAAATTGAAACCTTTTCCCATACTGGAACATGATGACTATTAGTCAAGTATTCATGGCTTGTAACGTTTTCAATAATACCGTATTGCTCCCTTAGTGATTTCAATGCAGTTCTACATAAGCCCTCAGCAGGAGTGGCATAACAAGAAAAGTTTAAATCATTTCTTTCGCTTGCTTCGTTTGCAAATTCATGTATTCTTTTAATAACTGATAAAGCAAATTTATGCACGTCTTCATCCCTAACATGATTTTTTCCAAACAATGCTTGACACATTTCTGCTACGCCTATGTAACCTATAGCAAGTGTATTATGCTTTAATGAATTATAAACAGTGTTTGTACATTCCTCTGTACCTTGTGCTGTCTTATTATCATACATAAATGGTGCAGATTTAGGTGATTGCTTACTCATGATTTCAAATCTTTCAAGCAATCCTAGTTCAGCAAGTCTCAATGCGTCCTCTAAGGCTTTCCAAAATCCATCTATGTCGGCTTTTTTACGTTCACCCATACATATACCATACTCAATACCTATCTTGGGTAAAATGATGGTATTTGGAACGTTGTTGCCCCTACCCTGTCTTATATATCCTAGTCCATGTCTATCATAAGCTATCAAGGTCCTACATCCCATGGTAGCTAAATACGTGTCTGGCTCTCCCTCGGTCTCATTAGCCTGTGACCAGTCACCATTACACCAGTTTGGATATATACGTTTAGATAATGATTCTAAAGCTAATTGCTTTAAGTCATAGTTAGTATCTTCTGGATTAGCATTTATACCTTGCTTGTATTGAAATATACTTATCCTTTATACCCTTGCTTTCGCAATATTTAACACTCACTTAGGAGTAGGGAGTGGACTATATCATATTCTTAAACTCTTTTACCAAGTTTGAGAATCTCGGCACTTCGCTATAAGGAATTTCGCCTTATAGCTACTCTACTCACTTCCAAATATCGTATTTCTCGAATATTCGTGTTTTCGATAGTCTCTTAACTCTAACTAAATGTGAATAAATTTAATCTGCAAATCTAAAATAAAAATCATACTTTCTAGGGCGACACATTGTATTACAATGATAACTAATAACGTTAACTGGAATGTTTAGGTGGCTTGACGCGTCTACCATTGAATTAAAACGTTTTAACTTATCGTTGGTAGATTTATCATACATAATAACAGATTTTGAATTAGCCTCTTTTGTTCTTTGAATATCCTGTAATCCCATAGCATAAGCATGTGACTGATTTTCAGAACTTGTCGCCCATTCAAGATTTGAAACATTATTATTTCTCTTATTACCATCAATGTGATTTACTTCTCTTTTATTCAAAGGATTTTCTATAAAATGAATAGCAACTAACCTATGAACTAACTCCCTATGTTTCTCTCCCTCTTTTGCAAGAGTTACTCTACAATATCCAGAATTGCATATTTCTTGTTTTAAAATTCTCTCCCCATAAGTCCTAATTCCAGTCTTTGTTTTTACTGTTCTTTCTAAAGACTTAACGACCCCATCGTCACTTATTTGATAATAGCCCTCGAAACCAACTATATCCTTCCACATTTTGCCACCCCCTTTTTTTCATTTTTTTTTTTTATTATTCGATATTACCTTCACATTTAATTAAAGCACAGGATTGTCCTCATCATTACATGTTAGGAGTTTCCCTGTTAGCACAATCATTAACTGTCATTTCCTACAGTTCCTAAACGTTGATTATACACCCACGTTTTGTGGTTCACCGAGTTTTCATAAAATATCGCTATTTTATGCCCCTAATATATAAGGGAATATACTTGTTAAGTGATGTTTTCCTATTCCATCTATACTTGCGTTCATCATCCACTTAGTAACTAGTCTGCCCTCTGTACTTGTATCACGTCCAAGGTTAATGCTTGTGAACGGTACTTGTGAACCTTGTCTGGATTCTAGTGTATTTAGGTTGTGATATAAGCCTTGTGCTGATTGACTACCCTCTTTTTCTAACATATCCATTGCATACTTATATGATTCTGGATAATTCTCTTGGATATACTTATTATCAATACCTAAATCACTCATATTCATTATAATACTTATTTCTTTTGGTTGTACGTTATCCACATATTTCAAACCATCTTTAAAATGTTTTAAAAATGATTTATGTACGAATGGTGCTAAATCGTAATCCAGATGTATTGTTCCAACTCCTCCAAATTGTACTTGACTTTGACACTGAAAAGCAACTGCTACCAATTGACAGGCAGTACTAAATGAATTTGGAGGTCTTACGTCACCGTTTCTAGTGGTGAAACCATTCTTAAATATCTCTTGAAAATTAAGGTTCAAACAGTTGTGTTGTCCAAGAAGTGCCTTATCTAAATCATGTTGGTACACTAGCATTTCCTTATGTGCCTTGGCTACTGGTTCACTTAATCCCCCTAATTCTATTGCCATAAACTTTTGTAGGTCTGCACTAGCTTCCTTTTCACGCCCAGAGAACGACCTTTCATCCACGTTGGCATTTGAGTTCTCAATATTTGTAGCGTCAATTCGTTCTTTAACCTTACGAATTAACTTACTACTTGAATCCCTAACCCTTGTTCTTTTATCCCTATATAATATATATTGTTTTGCCACGTCTTTTCGCTTACTAGCCATTAGTTTTGTTTCAATTAAATCTTGAATTTCTTCAACGTGCATATTAACCCTTTTAACTCTCTCAATGGAATTGGCAATATTTTCGGCTAGGCTTTTACTTTCATCACTAACCTCTCCGTCAATATCCTCAAACGCTTTTATGATTGCTATGTAAATCTTTTCTTTGTCGAACTTTACTATCCTACCGTCTCGTTTTTCTACTTGCATTACTTCCTTTCCCTCATATTGGCTGATAAATTCATCTGTTAATAGTTGTTTCATGTTTTGTTTTCTCCCTTCCAAGTGATGTTATTAGTATATCATATTACAAGTCGAATGTCAATGCTATAATTCTGTTTAATTCGGGAAATAATTCTCGGTCTAATTTACATAGGTATTTCTTAATTCTAGTCTTGTCTATGACTCTTACTTGCTCAAACATGATACAAGATGGCTTCAATAGGTTTACGTCCATGTGTGTTGCTGAATATGTACGTTCAGCAGTGGTTATGGGGCATACAATAGTGGTAGGGGAAAACTTATTCCCCTTGTCATTCTGAACCACTACGCAAGGTCTTACACCACCTTGTTCTGAACCGACATTGCCCTCCAAATCTATAAGATAAATATCACCTTTTTTCATCGTCTTACTCCCCCCTAACGTATACTCTTATTGTCTTGCCACCTATATTCTTTGGCTTAGAAACTAGGTTTAATTGCTTCTTTATTTCCTTGCTTAGATTGGTCTTCTTGACTGGTGTACAACCGTTCTTGGCACACCATACACTGTATGCAAGGTAAATATCATTTACTGCGTTGTTCTCTATCTCGGGTTCGTCTTCTAACCATTCAAGGACGTTGTTATTGGACTTGATGTAGTCAGATTTCTCTTGCTCACCGATTGCTGACTTGGTGAATGTTTTGTTTATAAGCACTCTGCGTAACCCATCTATGGCAATTTTAAGCAGATATGAGATAGCTTCATCAGACATTAGCTTGTCTTCGATAAATGGGTCGTAATCGGCGTCGGTCTTACTGAACTTAGCATTGAACGGAACGATTACAATTCTTCGGCTGAAACCATCGGACTTATCCTTTACTTGTGGTAATTCATTGGCACAGAATATCTGTGTAGCATAGCTTTCCAACTCGAACGGTTGTGCGTATTTCTTCTGAACCACGAAACTCTCACCAGTTACCACTTTTTTGAATACCGAACTGTTCTCCAAATACTTTGCTGAAATATCATCACCGATGTTGGCCAACTTATTGTAAAGTTCGGCTGGCTTGAATGTTTCCTCTAACTCTCTTAAATCCAATGATGTGTAGTTCTGCTTTCCGATAAGTTTCTTGATACAGTTTAATATCGTGGACTTACCGTTACTTCCCTCACCAGTTAGGATAAAACATACTTGCATTGAGTTTTTACGGTACAGTGTATAACCAATCATTTCTTCCAACAGTGAACGTATCTGTGGGTCGTTACAACATACTTTGTTCAAGGTCTTATCCATGATTTCGGAATATGCAGTTTTATCATAATCAAAGTCGATACGATTATTGATAATCCATCGTGGTGAGTATGGGAACTCTTCCATCGTTTGGATATCCAATATTCCATTCTTTAATCCAATGTACCTTGCGTTGGAGAACTCTCCGTTTTTTTCACATTTCAAGGCTATGTATTTGTACACTTCCTTGCGTTGTGCGTCTTTCAGACTTGGTATTTTTTTCAACATCTGCTTCTCAAATTCGTTTGGGTCATTGGAATACAAGTGGTCGTTCGTGTAGATATGTACTTGCTTGTCAATGGATAAGATGTTGCAATTTGTAAGCATATAGTTACCAAATCTATCATGTAGAAACTTACCATCTTCATTGAAGAATAATTCCTCGGAGAACGCTTCATCCCTTGTGATTGTGTCTATTTCTCTATCCGATAATGGCTCGGGTAGTATGTGCTTGTTTATTAGCTTGATGGTTTTTCTAATCTCTTCTCTAGTAAGTGAATGAGTTTGAAGCACCAAAATGTAGCTGAATAATGTTTGGTTTCGGGTACTACAATTTTGTAGGTTGTAATCTCTAAGGCTGATAGGTCGGAAGAACGCTGGAACTACGTCCAATTCTGTATAGGTTTGAAGCCACTCTCTCTGTGTAACCTTTTTGGTAGTACTTCTAACCTCCTCACCATCTACAATTCGTATCTGCTCTACATCCTTTGTCACCCTCAAAGGAACAACTCTGTCTTTCATACCTAATCCAACATCACACTTTAATCCCATTGCATTGAAGACGCCTACGGATTGTCTCTTGGTGTAATTATCATTTTTGAAGTATAAGTGAACACCCCTTGAAGTCTTTAGAATGTCACAACGTAGCTTGTATTCTTGCACTACGTCCATAGCTATTTTGGAACTCTTTTCATCATCGAAGTCTAACTGAATTATGTCTTCATACAGTACCCCGACATAATCATGGTCGGTTGGTGGTTCTTTTAAGAAATCCCCACTCTTTACTGAACTCAAAGGCACTTTGCCATTACTAAGCATATACCCTCTAAATATATCTGCCATTGCTTAATCCTCCTTTATTTTTCACTCGCTTTCCTTGTTGCTAAATACAGTATATCAAATTGAAGTTAACTTGTCAACAGATATTTAGATGAATTCTGCAATTCTTTTCTTTGCCAAGTCGATGTACCATTGTTTATCTAACTTGGTTGGAATAGGCATTTCCTCAATGTTGTCATTTATGATGAAACAACTCTCGGGTGTGCTAGGGGTCTTATCCAAGGTGTCCTTATTCCTATGCTTTTTGGTGAGCGTTCCATCCAAAGGATTATTACTTGCGAAACATCTGTGAACTTTCTCATGTAGGATTTTACCGTTGTGATGTCCGTACTCATATTTGGAACTAATCTTGGTTATCTTTTGGAAGTCAATTAGCTTAGTAGCACCCATGATTGTCTGCTCTACAGGTACGTTGTTAACGAAGTATTCAACCACTGCCTTATTCACGATAGGTAAATCGTTGTCTAATCGGTTTAACTTCTTAACAACTGCACCCTTACGTTTCACACCACCATCTTTATCCACTATGATGTAGTTATTTACGTCACGTTGGATTACCTTTGTATATTCGTCATATTCCAATTCAAATCTAGTACGTTTACACCACTCTTCGCAGATTGCTATAATCATATCCTTATCTTCCTTGCGATATAACTTGACTAAGATACCATCGGTATTTGATTGTATCAACTCACATTTACCCTCTAATTTCTCCAATAGGTCAACTAGGAATAGCTGATTAGCAATACATAGGTTGTTTGC